ACATTGATACAAACATTTCAACAAGAACTGGAATATCTTCAGGTCCTATAATACCTGGTTGCTCACCTGGCATACGACTTAATGTTAAAGCATCTGTTAATACAGCACCTGTTAATTGTAAAAAGATTAATATTTCAGCAAAGTAAATAAACCCAGCTGGATGTACTAATCGATCATATGAAAGTTCCCAATCAGCTAAATTTTTACCTGTTTTTATAAGATATGCAAACTTCTGATATTTTAAACTATCTTGTAATCGAATGTTATACGATAGGAATCCTTTATTATCTAAATATTGTCCACCTTTTGAAAGAGCAGGATTTGCTTCCCAATTTCCTGATGACGGTATTAATACTGAATCATATGGAAATTCAACTTCAACTTCATCGTTAAATAATATTTTAAAAAATATTTCAATACTATCTGCTGAGCCACGTAATTTATAAAAGTCAATAATTTGTTTATATAATGTTCTTTTATTTACTGTTAAATCTCTTGGAATTGTTGCTGCAATTTCTTTTTGCATTAACTCTAAATAATTTTGAGCATTACGATCAATATCCATTGCACTTTCAATTGTATTCATTACATAAGAAGGTCCTGGACCAACCCAGTATTTAACAATTGTAGTTAATTTTGCAGTATAATTATTATATCCACTGAGACCATTAATTGTAAATGTTTTACCAATTTCAGATGTTGATTGTAAAAGCGAACCAGGTAATTCATTACCATTTGTAATTGCAACGTTAACATCTGTTAAAGGAATTGTAGTTGTTGTACCATCTGGTGCTGTTAATACAAGCGTTGAATCTGCTCCAGTTTCATCTGTAAAAAATCTATTATTATCGTTATTTGGATCTGGTATTCTAAATTGAGCTTGGTTATTTAATACAACCTCATCAAAAACTTCTGTCTCTTGATAAATAAATTCGTCCATATTCATGAACGTATAATAAGCTTCTAAAAATTTTGTAAGTTGTGCTTTATCTTCTAATATTTCAGAAGGTATTAACTGATCAATACGAATGTCTTCTTTCGTTTCGACTAAACTCCCGTGTTCGACTTCAATCGCACCTGGAGTTAATGTAGTTTTATGAGTCATTATGATTTAAATCTTGATGTGGTATTATATGTAATACTTCCAGCTGAACCAGCAACTGCGATTGTATCAATCTCTGGTGTTATCACAACACTGTTATTATCTATAGAAATTAATTGATCACGTTTTGGAGCTAAGTCTAATGAATTAGGTAATATTGTTATTTTAATTGCATTAGTTGTATCTGGTCTAAAATTGTTAAGTGTGACTGTTCCTTTTAATACATCAATCACACCTGCTTGACTTATTACCGTGACATTAGTATTATTTACTACTTTATAAACAATTACAGTTCTATTTGTTGAACCAGAAATTGGAACATCTCCAAAGAAATGATCTACATTATTAATTTTAAATGCTGTTGAACTTAATATAAATTTTGTTGAATCGCCACTTTGATAGAATGGAGCAACAAAAGAAAGACTAAAATTATTATCTGCATTATTTAATGGAGTAATATTTTGAAACATTCTTGGTCGTACAATTGTATTAAGTATTGATGGATCAGAATTATCGATTGCTCTTGTTAATTGTGAATGTCTAAATACACCATCAAATTAATTTAAGTTCGTAAAATTATAATCTGTAATTGTATCTCGAACAACTGATTGTAATTCAACAGAACTTCTATCTGTTAAGTTTGGATTATATTTAAATGCAACATCTAATTCTAAATAAGTATAATTAGTATCTACAATTTCTGGTGTAATAGAAACAACATTCTTTCCTTTTAATATCGCACCAGTAATATCTGTTTTTTCAGCTGTTGTTAATTGTTCTGCCAATAAAGGTTTAATTGCAATATAAACTTTACCATAATCTGGTGGATCGTTATCTTCTCCACCCCATGTTGATATGGAATCAATATTACTAAATTCCTTTTTAATAATTGCTGAATAATCATCAGCAGTAACAGCTCTGTTTTGTGATATAAATGTTAAGGGTGCATTGAATCGTATTGATTCGGTTGTTTCTTGGTCTGCACCACCTACAGCTGCTGTATCAAGTGTAACAGTTATATTAGAAAATCCACCAATATTATCTACCATTGAAAAACTATTTGCACCATTTGATTCCTTACCCTTTGTGGTAACATAATCAATAGTAACAATATTATTATTTGTAGGCTTGAATCCTGTTACGCCATCACCAAAAAATATTTCATAATAACCACTTGGATTCTCTTGTAAATAATAAACCTTTGATGTTGAATTAACATCCTTAAGTGATTCAAACTTTGTGTAAACATCAAAAGAGGATGATTCTTCGTTTGATTGTACGCGTACACGTAATGTACTTGTATCGGCATCGAAATCTGTAAGTTGAAATTTCTGATTTTCTATATCATTATCAACTCTATATTTTAATTCTCTTACTGATCCTTCTGCAATTACTACATCATTAAATTGATATGTATTTGCTGATACAGCACTTAATGTTGCTTGTTGAGTTTCCAATACAACATATTGAAATTCTTCTCCACTGACAACTGTATTTAATTTAGTACCTCGTGTTAACTCTAAAACAGTAGGTTTAGTTCCTACTTCAGCTGCAACATTAACAACAATATCAACTTTACCTCTTGGCGATAAAACTGAACGAGGAGTATAACCTAAAAGTTTTGCTCTTGTAACAACATTACCACGAATCTGAGCAGAATCAAGGAATGATTCATTTAATGAATAGTGAGCATTTAATGCGTTATAGTGAGTGTTATATGCTAACACATCTAATAAAACATTTAATCCACTACCATCAAAGTCATAATCATTAAACTCTGTTTGTTGTTTTAAAAAGTTTTTTAAATTTTGCTTAATGTCTGCAAAATCTAATTCTGTTACATTTAAATTTGTTGCCATATTATCTGAGCCTTCTTAATACAATTTCAACACTTTCTGCTGTATCGTATTCTTTGATTAAAAAATTTACTGTAATTCTATATGAATTATTATCAATATCGTCTGTAATGTCTATAGCCTTAACACTCACTCTTGGTTCGTATTTTTTAATTACATTGCGAATATTATCCCTTAATTGAATTTCTGTAAGAAAGCCAGAAGGTTCAAATAATAACCCTCTTAAATTTGCGCCCAAATCATCTTGAAATGGTCGTTCATAAAAATTACTGACTAATAAATTCTTTACAGCATTTTTAATTGCTGCATCATCTTTTAAAGGGATTATATCTTTACGTATAGGGTGGATCTTTAAAGAAAGATCTAAATCGCGATGAGGTTTCTTTTTAGAAACAATACGTGCTTGTTCTAAGTTACCTGATATGCTTTTATCGCCTGTAAGTAATCCTGCCATATAGTTATTTATAACTCTTTTCTATTAGTTTGCCACTGAAGTCTCTTGTTCTGCAGGTATTGGAGAACTTGCTCCACCTGTACCTGGAACCTCAGTATGTGTATGTGTTGCTAATGTTGGAGCATTGCCAGCATCTGTTGATATATCTCCTGTCGCATGTAGAGTGCCTAACACTTTAGTATTTCCATTTATTTCTATGGTACCATCTGTTTTCATTAGTATGTAAGAACCAGATTTATGTTTAATATTAATTCGTTCTCCACCATCTTCATTATCAATTTCAATTAAATGTCCCGCTTTTGATTTATATACTTTATTATCTACTGATGATTCTGTTGGTATGTCTTGTGTACCGTTTGTTTGTGTAGCAATTGAACCCATTACCATTGGGTCTTGAGCACTTGGTCCATCTCTAAAGAATCCAACGACCCACGAACCTACTTCCAAATGATGATTACCACCATTACCTTGTATCGATGCCGATGTTACGGGCATCATAACAGTTGCCCAAGGTAAATTATCAACGGCTATGGAATCATCATAGAAACCAAAACATCGTACCTTAACTCTATTTAAATTTTCAGGGTCGTTAATATCTTCAATCTTACCTGTGAACCAAGTAAAGAGTCCATCAATATATTGATCATCGCTTCGCTTTATCATTTTCTTTTAATACCTTCTAACTTCTTAATAAATGAATCTTTCTTTGTTTTTGCTCTTATATAATATCCTTCTTTGGAAAAATGATGGACGATGCCAGTAATTAAATGTTTACCAGATAATATATTATCCTTAAAATCATCTCCACCTCGGATCTCATCTGTCACGTCAGCTGTTCTTAAAATATCTAGGTCAATAATATCTCCACTTTCTATTTCAAAATCACCAGGTATTACTAAGTCCTGTATAATTGTATCTAAATTGTGGTGATATGCTTCTGCCTTTAATATACTTTGGTCTGTCGGAGCGTGATAATTTTTAAAACCATTAAAGGCTCCGCTGTTATATGATATAAAATAATTTTTACCTGTTTTATAATCACTAATGTTTACATCATTTAATTTTATTTTATCATTGATGGGTGGAAATTGATTTAATTTTTCTAGACTATCACTGTACTTATATTCTTTTTGTGCAATTGTTTTATTGTATACATCAATTGTATGTAATGTTGAACCAAAAGCACCTTTCTCAGATGCCTTAAATTTTGAAAGATTTAAATTTGAATTAATCTTACGAATCTTTTTTCGCTCTTCGTCAAATAATTCTTCAAGCTCATCCTTCGCCGTAAATTTAAAATTAGGATGATTATCATATGTATCATATACATCTTTTGCTAATATTTTTTTATATGAATCAAATATTAATCCACTTTTTGCAGTTTCATAAAAGAAATTTGGAGTGCCATCCTCAAACGAATTACGCAGTAACCAAGCTATTGCTGATAATGGACGCAGTCTAGGGTATATACCTTTAATTGGACTAGTTGATGGATTACGTATATCAATCTCACTTGCCAAATTTTTGGTTACAATTGACCTGATCAAGTTACTGGGCGTATTATCAAAACTATTAGTTAAAACCAAAACATTATTCAAATATACATGTTTCGAAACACAATATAATGTATAAGCTTTTGAAGATGGTCTTGGTGCACTATAATCTTTTATTTCAGCAAGATAAACTTCCAATTCAAATTTCTTTCTTTTTTGATCAGTAATATCTCTTCGTTCGATAACTAACTCAATCTTTTCATTACCAGCAATTTTTAAATAATCAATTAATCCTGTACTGTCTAAACAAAAAATAGAAACAGTTAAACCAGAATTATATAAGCTTTCAACAATTTTTATATCACGAATGAGTTCTGATATGTCAACTTCAGTTTCTATATTTGTGTGCAATAAAGCCTTAGTTATTTCAAAAACTTTTGGCGAAGTTGCCAATCCATTGACAATAGTATTAAAATTACTCATTAATTAATTCTTCAAATTGATTTACAAATTTGTTAATATAACTTGGATCGACATATCTGATTTTTGAATGCTCATCATTTTCTTCTATAATGTGTGATCGATTTGTAACATATGATAATTGTAATGGATCAACACCACCTATAATATGATCTGAATTTGTTACTGGCTTTTTATCAGCATCGTTTACATTATAATAGTAATATGGTGCTTCTGCGTATGGATATACATTCCATGTTGATACTGAATCACCTGATGTCTGGCCCACAACTAATTCAGTTGATGAACCTGCTGTTCCAATAAAGGCTCCACCTGTAACTTCTTGTACTATGATTTGAGAAAGGTCAGCATTTTTGATTGTGAGTGTGCCTGATGCTCCACTTGTTGCACCTGTTATTGTTTCTCCAAGAGTAAATCGCCCTGATAAACTATTCCTATGATCGGTTATTAACCCATCAGTATCACGTACGATGACTGGATTTGTTTCGATAGCATATCCTTCGTATTGTTTTGCAATATAATCAAATAAATCTTCTTGACTTAATGGCCATGATCTCATACCATCATGTAAAAAATCATTTATAACAAAAAATGTCCAATAATATTGTGAGGTGCCATATAATCTTTGCGATACAATATCAGGCCTTTCGCCATTTTTAATTTCATAAAATTTATATGCTGAATAATTATCTAAAAAGGATGGTAAAGGTCTGACTGATCGAAAGAGATCAACCATATTTTGTAAAACACCTGTACGATTAAAATCATATTCTATTTTTGGAAATTGTCTAAAAAAACTCATTATCCTTCTCCGTTAAAATAACCATCTCGCTCTTCGATTGTATCATCATTCTCAAAAAGATCTTGGCGAACCAGAGTTCTTTCTTCCTGGAATGTCATAGCAATTGAAATTTCAATAGGTGCACCAGTACCTTTAAATACAGCATTGGTTGATTCATTAAATGTCGTTTGAAGTGATGTAAGATAACAATCTTTTATATTCGGCATATATGGATTCTTTTGCTTACCACTATAAAAGCCTATTTTAAACATTGGTGGATATGTTAATGCAATTGCTCCAACACGTTTTGGATATAAGAATTTTCTAAATGTTCGTTCAATGGCTTTGGCCATTTCCGTTTCATCTTGATCCTCTGGTACTAATTTAAATGTAAAATCATATGTCCTAATGGAAACACCTTCAAAAGAAACACGCGTATATGGATTTACTGCAATTCCTTGTTTTAAAGCTTCAACGGCTGTACCTTTACCAACTAAATCAGTCCCTATTGCAGCAGTAATAGCATCCTGGCCCACAAGACCTGCAGCCATCATATCAGATGCATTAAATGAATCGGCAAGTGTTTTTCCACCTGCTATACCTTTTCCAAATTCTTGAGCACCTTGCAGAGCACCTAAATCAAAATTAGTATAATTAGCTCCGTCCTGAATTGAAAGCCCAGGTGGCTGATATAAAAAAACATTTACCTCTTCAGGTTTGTCTTTAGCTGATACAGTAAACTGAATAAATGGATGTCCATTATCTGCCTCTGCTCTTAATCGAAGAGGAAACAATAATGTTTGACTTTGACTTAATTCAACTCTTGGTGGAAATTCTACTTGTGTTTCAGCCATATTTTTAACCTTTATAAATAAAATAAACTATAGAGTTATTTATATGAGTTATCAAGGGAAATACAAAATAAAGCATCCAGAAAAATACGCTGGCAATCCAGGTAAGGTTGTATATCGATCTTTATGGGAAAGGCAAGCATTTAAATGGTGCGAAAATAATCCAAAAGTAAAGATGTGGAATTCAGAAGAAGTTGTTATACCATATAAGTGTAAGACGGATAATAAACTTCATAGATATTTTGTTGATCTTTTTGTTCAAATGGACGATAAAAAAACATATCTTATAGAAATTAAACCTAAAAATCAAACACAGCCACCAAAAAAACGTAGTCGTAAAACTAAAAAATATATAAATGAAGTGACTACATATGCTAAAAATATATCTAAATGGGAAGCAGCAAATGATTTTGCTGAATATAAAGGATGGAAGTTTCAAGTTTGGACAGAAGAAACTTTAAAAAAT